CGCAATTTCCCCCAGGGCAGGGAGAGCCATTGGCGGATGTGCTATTTTCGGCAGTTCCGAGCCTGGAGGCTAAGGGACGAAAAGACGAGCGAATTATTTATTACCAACGGATACCGAGGGATGCTGAACTTGTCCTGGATGGACGGCGGCACCCATGTCTTCCATGATGGCGAGGCCAGGGTGGATGAGCGGGGCGTTGTCCGATTCGGTGACCAATGAGCTGGCAACAGCTGGCAGCGATTCGTCAGGAGAACAGGGCGGAGCAATCCCTGGTCAGTGGGCAGCCGCCCGTCAGTTGCCCGATAGACGGCGAGCTCCTCGACATACGGGGCGACGGGGTGAGGAATTGCCCCATGGGTAATTACAGGTGGCCTAACTAGGAGGCGACTCAGACAAATCAATAGGGCCTTTGGCCCTCCAGAATGCACGGAGGAAGTCTTTGGCAAATTGGTACACAACACGAGAGCGGATTAAATACGCTGGCGGCATCCATGCTACGGCAGGGGCCAGTCTGCACCCGCAGATTGACCGTATAATCGAGGCGAAGTCTCGCCAGATAGACAACTGGACACGGACCTGGTTCCTCCCCAAAACGGAAACCCGCCTCCTTGAATGGCCGAAGAGGCTGCCATCTATACGGGGCGGCTCTGCTATTACGCTCTGGCTCCCTCAGTATCTACTAGCAACCACCACCCTCAAGTCCGAGGCCCAGAATAGTTCGCCGACCACAATCAGCTCCAGCGATTATTTCGAGGAACCCAACGGCGACCCGCCATATGACCGCATCGAGATTGACCGCTCCTCCACGGCGAGCTTCAGCGCTGGCGATACTCCTCAACGGAGCATCAGCGTCCTGGGCCGCTGGGGTTACTCTGAGGAAACCATAAGCGCTGGGACTGTTGCCAGCGGGCTATCCTCCGACGCTGCGGCCTCGACCATGGTCTGCTCTGATGCCTCGCTCATAGATGTAGGGAATAGCCTGCTAATCGAAAGCGAGATGATATTTGTTAAGGAGCGGTCCTTCGCCGCCCTGGGCAGCGTCCTTGTTAATATGGGCGGCAATATCGCCGCTACTCAGTCGGTGGTAACTATCACCCTGGACGGCTCCCACGGTGTCGTAGCAGGTGAGATAATCCGCCTGGACTCAGAGCGGATGCTGGTGGTGTCGGTGGCAACCAATGACCTGACCGTCATCCGAGCGTTTGACGGGTCTGTACTGGCCAGCCATACCGACGACACGGCGGTTCATATATCCCGAACTCTAAACATCGAGCGGGGCGTTAATGGCACCACGGCCGCCACCCATGCTAACGCAACCGCCATCTCAAAATATCAACCCGAATACAGCATCCAGGATTTATGCCAGGCCGAAGTACTTTCAGGGCTGCACCAGGAGCGGGCTGGATACGGTCGCACCATTGGCGGTGCAGATAACCCGCAAGACCTGACGGGGAAGGGGCTGGCCGAACTCCGCATGGACACCCTGGGATATTACCGCCGACGGCTCACGGGTGCGATATGACCCTCCAAATACAGGCTGAAGCAACGGGCCCTATTTTCGAGTCCAAGGTGGGCCATACTATGAGGAGGGCGGTGGAGGATGCTGTCACGGAACTGGTAGAACGCGGTGAGCAATTACTCCACCAGAAATTGAGACGGGGCCCAGCGGGCGTTTTCTTATCAACCGCAGAGGCCGCACCTGGCCAGGCGTCCACGGGTAATTACCTCCGCAATATCGAGGGCATTACCGACAACCTGTCGGGGCTGATACATGACAACGAGGTCGTGTATGGCCCCTGGCTTGAGGGAACGGGTAGCCGAAACGCTCCGAGGACTAGCTTCAAGGGTTACGCCTCGTTCCGCAAGACGGCTGACCAACTTGAGAAGGAAGCCAGCAACATCCTTCAACGGCACGTTAAACGGCTGAAGGCCAAAATAGACTGATGGCATTTAATGTGAAGGGAACACTAGAGGCGGTATTGTCGCACGTTAACAGTTCGGCCCATGTAGACATGGCGCAGATTGGCGACTACTCCCAGCCGCCACTAACCGAGAGCATAGCCGCCAGTATCCAGATGACCTCCATGGCCACCAACCTAATCTTCGGGGACGGCGGCACCAGGGAGACGCATACAATCCAGCTGCGGCTACTCAAGCCCTGGCTGAATCAACCTAGCATCGAAACCGAGCAGTCCCTGGCAATCGCTGCCGCGGACATCCTGAGCAACCTGGAGGGCGACGCCGATGCCGAGGGGACGGTGATGTCCCTGGATGTTGCGGGGATGGAGGGTGCCTCGGTGACGATTCGCTGGGGGCATATTGTAATCAATCAGACAGCTTACAGGGTGGCCGAGATGGCGCTGCCGTTTATCGTGGACGACTCGGCAACCGTTACGGCATAGGAGGAGATATGGCAACACAATATAAAGTCCTTAATCCCAGGGGGCTCCCCAAGGGGACGATTATCATCAGCAACAGGAGCGGCGAGCTATCATGGACTGAGGGCCAGACGTTTGAGAAGCCGCCCGAGATGGCCGACTCGTCGGTAGCGGGTATGGTTGCAGATGGGTTACTGGAGGCTATAGATGCCTAAAGGCTCAGGGTTAAGTCAAGAGTTATTTATCGGCGGCAATGACACCACTGGGGATGTCGGGACCATTAACAACTCGGCCAGCCCCAGGACTACGGTTCCAGTCACTGGTATCAATTCTACCTCGGTTGAACGGGTTATGACCCGTGCTGATGGGCTCCTGGAATTCGGCCATTATTTCAACGATGCCAGCGAACAAATCCATGCGGCTCTGAAGGGCTTACCCAGAACCGACGTCCTTTTGATGTGGCTGATGGGCAATAGCAGAGGAGACCCCGTGCAGATGTGGAGCGCCAAACAGGTCAACTACGACTGGACTAAGGGCTCCGATGGTTCCATGACGGGAGTTACCAGGGTCGAGACTAATTGTGTCCCTCCAGAGTGGGGCGAAATCCTGTCCTCGGTTCCAGCGGGCACCTGCGGGGCATTTGGCGCAGGCTCAGTGAGCGCCACCGTGGACAGTGGAGCGGCGACATCAGCTGGGGCTATGGCCCAGCTCCAACTCCATAACATTACGAGCGGGGCTAACTCAGCAATATTCGTCCAGGACTCGGCGGATGGCTGTAGCTTTGCGACAATTCTGACGTTTTCAGTTGTCAGCACTGGGGCGGAGCCAGCGGCCGAGCGGGTGACCAAGAGCGGCACCGTCAGGCGCTACCTGCGAGTCCTCCAGAATACGGGCGTCAATGTCTCCCTGAGCGTAGGGCTACGGAGAGGAACGGCCCAGGATGACACGGCCTACTAATGGCTAACATCATCTTACCCAGGCCCGTCATCCGAACCAGCGCTGGGGCTACTCATGACCAGTGGCAGATTGCCACGCCGAAGGAAACGCATATGCGCCCAGCGGGTTGCGAGGAGGCCATGTGCCGCTTCTGGGCTGAGGGGTGGGATATGACTATAGACGGCAACGACCCAGAACTCGGTTCCAGGCAGGTCGGGTATATCCGCTATATGAGCGGCCGACGGTTCACCGAGGAGCAGAGGCCAGACGGGTTTATTACGTTTCGTTTTGAAGGCGGCCAGCAATGCTTCAGGGAGCACTGGAAAAAATTGGAGCGGGGCCCGTGGTTGTTCAGGGTACAGGGCAGCCCGTTGGCTCCTCACTATATCCACCAGGGCCGCAGCGTGGTTAACCAGGGTTTCGCCCAGGTCGCCGAGCGCAATGCCCAGGACTGGGAGGATTGGCGTGACCAGATGAACGAGGCGACATTCAGACATCAACGAGAACGGGGACTAACAAACTAACCAGGAGGCAACATCATGGCGAAAGAAGCACCCGTCATAGCGTTAATCGTAGACGATTCGGCAGGCGCCGCAAGGACAATTTCTAATTGCTACACCAACGGCACCATAGCAACGCCGAGGAACACCATGGACATAACAGGAGCCGACAAGACTTCCATGGAAAAGCTGCTCCTCCTTGGGGATTTTCAGGCAACGGCCAACGGTGTCTTCAACGACGCCTCCAACCTGAGCCATGCTGTATTCAAGACCATACCATCAACGAGCGTCACCAGGACTTACAGCTATGCGGCCAGCGGCCAGACCCTGGCTGTGGAAGCGCTGCTCACAGATTACTCGTTGGCCCGTGGCGCAGATGGGTCGCTGACCTGGACTGTACCTGCTGAACTCCAGAGCGGCTCAGACCCCACATGGAGCTAGTACGGCCCACAATAAACAGAGAGGTGCATTAACGATGAAACAAGGGTTTCGTATCCCTAAGCGATTAAACACGGCCCTCTTCCAGTTTGAGGGCGACTGGGATGACGCAGAGGTCAGGGTGAACTTGAGCATCCCGTTCGGGCTGGTCCTCGATATGCAGGCACTAAGCGATAAGGCCGATACTGGGCGGCTCCGAGAGTTGATGAAGGTATTCAACAAAATCGCCCTGCTAGAGTGGAACCTAGAGGAGGATGACGGGACTCCCATACCTACACAGCCCGACGGGCTGGAGCGAGTTCCGATGGAATTCGCCAGGGCCATAATGACCCAGACCATGCAGGCTTTGGGACAAGTACCCGACCCTTTAGCAAAGAGCTCCAGCAATGGGCGCATTTTAATCCCAGAATCGGAGACGCCCCCTGGCAGTTTACCAGGGCTCAGTTAATTGACAGGTTATGCCAGCGGTACGGATGCCTCCCCTCGGCGCTTATGAACGAGGACGCCCACGAAATGTTACTGATGGGCAACCTGCTTCAGTATGATACAGAGCAGGGAGGAACAGGGACCTCGGCTCCTGTAGACGAGTCGATGGTCTACGACGGGATGGACTTCAGCAACTGGGACGCTGGGCGTAAGAGGATGAATGGCTAACGAAGTTAAAATTAAAATAACGGCTAACACCCGCCAGGCCGAAACGGCGATTACTGGACTTCAGGATACCGTCAAGAAGTTTTCGGGAACGATACGGATGGCTGGGGTTGCCATGTCGGCGTTCGGAGCGGCGGGCATATTCGCTTCTGTGAAATTCGCCCAGGCCGCACTGGAACAGGAAAAGGCCATGGCAGTTCTGGGGAATGCCATCGAAAAAGGCGGCATCGCTTTCGCCAGTGTTAGAAAAGAGATTGAGGCTACAACGGCGGCGCTCCAGGCCAAGACGAACTATGGCGACGAGGTACAGATGCGGGCCCTCGGCCAGATGGTCGCCCTCTCTGGTGATTATGAGGCCAGCCTGAAGGCTCTGCCCGCCCTGCTAGATTTAAGCACCGCCCTCCAGATAGACCTCGCTGGAGCAACCAACCTCGTAGGACGGGGACTCTCTGGCAACATTGAACTCTTCAGTCGTTATGGCATCGTGGTCGAGAAGGGCATTACATCCCAGGGACTGATTAACCTGTTGCTGGACAAATTTGGCGGAGCCGCCGAGGCCAACCGTGACCCGCTTAAACAACTGACCAATACCTGGGGAGATTTCGGGGAGGCCCTGGGGCGGGCTGTTATGCCCGTATTGATACCCTCGGTCATCCTGTTGACTCGTATGTTCGACATCCTCGGCAAACTTAATCCGAAATTACTGGCAGTCGGTGGAACTATCTTCATGGTATCCGCAGGGTTCTCGCTCTTCCTTGGGCCATTGGCTATAGCTATTTCCATGCTGCCTGCGGCCATTGCGGGCTTCACGGCCTTAGCGGGTGCAATGGGGGCACTGAGTGCGGCCAGCATAGCGTCAGCTGTAGGGATGATTGCAGCGTTCGGTTGGAATATAGGGCTAGTAGCTGCGGGGGCTGTAGCCACTGCGGTAGCTCTTCAAATGCTATGGGGTGCACTTACTGGCGGCGAAACTAACCCGATAGAAATCGTTAAGGGCTGGACGACGAGCATTAAGGGTGCGATGACTTCCATTATGGATATGAC